TTATTAAGCAGCCATTCTAGAATAGCTTGATGTGTCGCCTCGGTCTTCACCTTGTTCGCAAAGCCGACGTAGAAATCTACTGTGCTCCGGAGGTTAAGCCCATTGTGCGAACCGGTCAAGTCACCCTGCCTCGTGACTAGCCAAACCCCCTGCGCTGGGCTTCCATCTTTTTGAAGCGGGATTTCTTCCCAATAGAAGTCTTTGTTACGAGTAAGCCCCGCGACTTTATCGTCTGCCATCTTCTCGAATAGTGCTAGAGTAATCATTGTATCTCCTTAAAGTATTGCGCAACATTGCCGCTCGTCACGTTATCAAAAGCCCTCTCGAGGTAATGCGTCGTGTTGGGATGCTTACGGTTGTATTTCTCCCGAACATAGGCATAGTTTATTTTTTTGCCGGCTACTGAGCCACCAGCTAGCACATAGACTAAATCAGACCTGTCTACTGTCGTTCTGATGGAGTTCTTCAGCGCCCCCGTAAGATATGGGGCATTCGCCCTTGCTTGAGCCGCAATCGTCATCCCCATTCGAACCAGCCCCTTCGTGATGTTACGCTCTAGCTGCGATATTGCTGGATTGTTCCATGTAAACTTAGCTGTCGACTTCATATTCCGCCTCCGTTTGCCTAATCTTTAGCTCTAGGTGTTCCGTCTCCCCAGTCTCCTGGTTCTTCCCGACCGCAACGTCCCGGATTTCGTAAAACTGCCCGTCTTCTGTATCTAGTAGCATAAACCCAGCCATAAGACCAGCCCGCCTACACGTCGGGAGCTGCTCCGGCTTGGTGTATAATAGGGAATCGCTATCTATTTGGTCGGCGTTTGGTGTCATCCCGGTTTGAGTTGAGCAGCCTTCCTCGATAATAACGTCGAGGTAACCAATCGGCTTGAACACATTCCCAACTTCGGTAGCTCTTTCGACGGAGCCTATTAGCCATTGCCCGTAGACGATGGCGTGTGGAAAAGCGCTAAAAACATCCACAACACCCTCCCGCATTTCTTTCTACTGCTAACCCCGTTCCACATTCCGAATACATCTCGATAATATCGCTGTAATACTGTGCTAGTTCAGAGAAAGCGTCCGCGGCGCTACTGCTATCGAATCTGATTGTAAAGTTCCTGACGCGCTTTTCTGAAACTTGCGCGTCTAGACCCTGATGTTGCATGACCCCAGCGATAAAATTAGCCAAAAGTTCGGTTAATAAATCCGGCATAGGGTCAGGCAAGGCATCAAGGCAGAGAAATGACGCAAGTCGAGCGCTAGCCGCAGATACGATTTTGTCCCAATCTCCTTCAGAAAAGTTTACGGGTTTTCCTGTCCAAAGCTGGTAATCTTCTTGCTTCATTTCTCTAGTTTCTCCCTTTAGCTTTCGCTTTCGTCGTTGCCAAACTTAATAGCGACCGCCGAATTGCGTTCACCGAGCGAACCGCCACGCGGAGCCTCTGCGAGGAGAACGTCCTGGTTCTTCGTGATGTCGAAATCAGGGCGCATCGTCGGGTTAGCTTCGCCGATAAGCTTGTAAGCGTTGCGAGCGACAACGATAGCGTCGACGTCGGCGTAGTCCATCCATTTAGGAGCCACGATTTCAGCCGCGCCTAGCGAAGCTTCGATAGAGGCGCCAGGGGCTACAACGTAATCTCCATTGGCTTTAGTTGCTTGGCGATAAGCGGTGACGACGGATTTTTTAACAATGTACATCAGAGCGCCCGGAGCGTCGATAGCGCCAGTAGCCTCGATTGAAGCATCGTAGAGATTCTTGGTAGCCGCGACGTTAACCATCTTAGCCATCTCCGAGCCAACACCAGAAGCTGCTTTGGCGTCCGCGAGGATGCTGTAAAAGCCGCGAGTGCCGTCAAAGGTGCGGTAATCAGGCTGACCCTGTGTAGGCGCCGAGCGACCGTCACCGATAGCGATAGAGCGCGCATACTCAGCTAGGAGCGCACGGACAAGTTCGCGAGCGCGGAATTCGACCAGTTCCGGGTTTTCGTAAACTTCCATAGCGTCGAGGTCGAGCATTTTATAGACCATTTTGTTATAAATAGTACGGTCGCTCGCTGCCAGCTCTTGGAAGATTTTAGTATCGCCCTTTTTGTGACCGTGGGCGCGGGAAGTCTCCGCAGTAGCTTCGCCAGCTACATCAATCAGGTTGATTGGGAGGCTTCTACCGCCAACCTGTTCGCACCAGTTAAGAATACGGACGCTGTCGTCTTCGCCAGCCGTGACTGCGTCTATAAGGATTTTACGCGTATCGGTCGGAAGCGCTAAACCGGTAATACCGTCGTTGGTAGTAGCGCCATGTTTGTTCAGCTCTGCGTTCCAAGCCGCCGAGAAGTTGCTATCAAAGCGTTTGAACTGCCCGGCAAGCTTCGAGAAAGTCTGTTTCGCAGAATCAGTAAGGCGCCAATCTTTTTTGGTGGAGTCCGTAGTTTTCTCCTGTTTCGCAGGAGAGCGGTCTTTAATGACAACCACAGGCATATGCTTAATGTTATCGTTGGTTTTCTCCGCTGGAGCTTCGGCTTTATCGCCTTCCGCCGGAGCGGTCTCGCCCTCGGAATCTTTAGTATCGCGAGCGGTTGGCTCGGTTTCAGATTCGGGCGCGTCGGTCGTGAATCGGTCTACAACGGAGCTAAGAGCTTCCTTGATGGCACGATTCTCATCCGGAGTGAGTTCGTCGAGTTTCTTATTCATCTCTTTTCCTTTCTTAAAATTGTTTTTTACGCTATCATCGGACTTCGCGACCATATCATCGCCATTTGCTCCATCCTTTTTAGCGTCAATAGTCTTAGCGCGCGGGTCATTTCCAGTCAGCACCATCGAAATCTCGCGCAGTATTCCGATGGGTTCAGTAATTTCGTGACCAGCACCGTAATAGCCATCAGGGAACCAATCTATCCCAGTTGAGTAGCTTGCATCCTCTGAAATCGCCCAAGCGTGGTCGGCTAGTGTGTCGTCGTCGGCAAAATACATTCGCGCATGAAGCCCATCATCATCCGTCCAGACCTTACAAGAGCCGAACTGTTTCTCAATCGACGGTACTAGCTCGCCGTCTATTAGCTCGCCGTGGTCGGCTTGAGCCTTGACCGCGTATCTCTCGGTTTGCTTATCCGGGTTCTTAGCCAAATCAGATATTTTATAGAGTTCACCGTCATAACCCATCACATATAAGTCATCGATTTCGCGGATTTCTCCACTCTCCATGATTTCGCCTGAATTAGCCAATATATTACGGAATCTGCGAGATTTTCCGTCTTTTGCGTCTTTGGTCTCAATTTTTGCGCTATAATACTTTGTCATACCCCCATACTAAGCACCAGTCGGAACCACCCGAAATATCTAAGCAATTTTTTCAGCAGTAAAACAACACCCCGTTTTGTCGACAATGCTCAGCGAATGGTCTAACATCTTAGCGCTATACGCTAAGATATCGCCAGTTTTGCACTCCACGACCGCTACATAGTTTATGAGCGCTATTACTGTGCTCGTAACACTAGGTGCGGAAAATCCGCATTCTTTTATCTCTGTTCCATTTTTCTTGAGTTGTAACAACCCAAGATAACCAAGGTCTGAAGCACTAACTCCTCTAAATTGCGCCGTTATTTTCCATGTGCCAGTAGACGGGATTGTTATCTGTTGTATGTCTGAAGGTTGGTTAACGGCGAGTGAAGTTACTGATGTCTCTGGAGCGACAATCGTCAGACAAGAAGACAGTTTGGCGTCTTGTCCGTTTGCTATATCTGGGGCAGTTATAGTAGTAGCCCCATTAGCGACTGTTATATTCGAAAGCACAACATAGTAAGCCGTACTCCCGGAAGCGCCGTCCGCCGTTATCGCCGTGCGAATAGCCGAATCATTCGGGGCGGATGGCGAGGCTGATGCCGTACCCGAGACCACAATCAACCCACACGCTGCAGGGTTGTCTGTATCTGCCGACGTCCCGACGGGAGGTTTGACAACGTAAGCGACTATCGAATCGACCCTAGAATTAGTGGCGGGAGCCGCTGGAATTGTTACTGATATAGGCGAAGCCGATATATTATTCACCGTCGTAAAGTTACCGACGTTATCTTCTGCTAGTGCTACATCACGGCTATTACCGTCACCTCCGACAGTCACCGTCATGCCCGAGGACGCTTCACACCCCCAGCCTGAAACTATACCGCGCCCGCTAAAAGCTGAAGCTATATCATTAAAAGCGTTAACCGAAGTCCGCCCACTAAAAGCCGCATTCGTCCCGACCGCGTTGTTTGGATTTGTCATTTTTCCTCCTTATAGTTAAAATAATCTGTTGTCAGTATCTTGTCGATTTTGACTCTAACCTTTTGCTTACAGCCCTTGCAGAAAATCATCGCGTCGATTGTTTGGCTGGTCTCTCCGAGATAGCGCCCGCAGTTTGAACACTTCAAGCTAATCATTTTAGAATCACCTCATCGAAATAGCACCGACAGTTTACATGGGCGTTGGGGATGCGCCCCCCTTCGTTCCAAATACTATGGTCCCAAGACAATACCTTACCGTCCTCTAGCTCGACGGAGGCAGTAGGGAAAGGCGTTCCTAGCGCGACAATCTCGCCATCCATTTTCTCGCAGATTGGGCAAGGCGGCGTAGAGTCTCCCTGACCTTTGACCGTGTGCCATACAACCCCAAGCTTCAGGTCATATCTATCAGATAAGTACTTGTCGTTCTCAAGCCTCCCAGACCTAAAAGCGTTAACTGTTTCGTTTCGTGCGATAATCTCCGCCCTGTACCTCGGCATAACTTCCTCTAGCCGGTCGGCAATCTCTGCACTAGTGAGCCCTTCTTCTTCTCCCTGGCGTAATGTCATATCAGCAATCATTTTCGCGTCATCGCTCATCCTAGACACTAATTCGTCGACTCTTGCGTCCATCCTGTCGTAAAATTCGTCAGACAAATGGTAGCCGTCGTTCTCGAGCTGAGTCTCTATCTCTTCTACCACATTATCATCCAACGCTAGACCGGTGATAAACACAGCCCCAGTATACGCCCCATTGTCCGCCTGGACGTGCAATATCTCGTCGACCTTCTGTTTAACTTCTTCCTCTGGTACGTCTGTGTCTTTGAAAATCGCTGTGATTATGCGCATCAGTTCATCATAAATAGCTTTCTCGGTTTCTTCTCCGTCTTTCCAAACTGGGCGATACCCAACGGCATCCTTTGTGGTGCTAACTTCCTGACAAGAACAGCTGCAAGTGTGGACATTGTCTTTTTGTTTTTGCGCCTTTATATCTGTTTCTAGTGTCTGTTCAGAATTTGAAGTTGTAGAAGTTAGCACCCTAGCATAAATTCCATCGGCAGTCGGAAGCCAAGCGCTCGCATCGAGGTTAAGCGAACGCACAGCGGCAGAAGGTCTCGCCCCTGATTCGATTAGCCCCTTTAGCGTCTCGGCGTTAATCTTCGCGGTTTCAGCTTGAGTTTTAAGCCGGTCGGTAAGCTCCGGGAACTCTAGGTCGAATTGAATAGCATAGCCTAGCCCGCCAGTAATACGGTCTAGCTCGTGCTGGAACTGGCTCCAGAAGCTAAGTAACGCCGGATAAACACGACGGCTGATGAATTGGTAGTTAGACTGCTCTGCGTTGTCATATTTCGCCGAAGAATCATCCCCAAGTATAAAGTTCGAGACCCCAAACACTTTATTTAATCGGTCGGTGATTATTTGGTTGATGTCTTTTAACGCAAGTGTCGAGTTCGGACCCTGAATCGTTTTAACCTCTACCTGATCGCGCTCTTCGCCTGTCGGTAGGAATTGTCGCCATAAATAAACAGTTTTGTTACGGTTTTTAGCCCCTTTTAACCCGTTCTCTAGGTCTTTTCTTACTTCTTCGTACTTTTCCTTAGTAGATGCCCGTATCACCGTGATAGACGCTGGAATCGCCCCATTTTCAAGAAAAGCCTTCTGATATTGCGCCACGAGGTCATCTATTTGCGCCCAGGTCATCGCCGCAGACGCCGGAGAAACGCCCTTATCGAGATTTCGCGGAGAACGCGAAAAACGAAGTGTCATAACCTCATCACGAGTTAAAACCTCTGTACCATTATTTATCGTCGACACCTGGAATAAATCTTTGCCACCATCCATTCCTGGTATGCGCGACCCGACCGGGAGTATAGTATAGCCAGTAACTCTTCTGCCGTTTTTCCAAACGTGAATGTTTAGCTCTTCTTCCGTAAGCCACGTCGCTAGCGCCGCGTCCATAAACTCAGCCCATCCCATGTCTTCATCCGGGTCCATGAGCACCGCAAGCTCCGGGGTACGTGCCGTCGAAAGCGTCCCCCCGTTTCTCCCGACGCCATAGGGAATCACCGATTTCATCTCATTAATCAACGGTCTAACCTGCGCAAAGAAGTTCTCGTAGTTAGAGCAGAGCGCGTTAATATAAATTGCTCCCTGCTTCTCTTGTGAGACTTTAATACTTCTCGTCCCAGTTTTGTCAAAAAACCTATTCAGAATCCCCATCGCCGTTTACCTTCTTCTTTCTTTTTGTGCTTTTTCGCTTGTTAGGCGTGAAATCCTCCATTTTCTTGCTGAACTTTTTGCCATCGGTAAAGAACGGAAGCCCCTTGATTTTATGTTCTGTTAGGGCTTGCCAAATAAGCTTCCGCCCTTTTTCCGTCGCGAATGAAGTTTTAATAATTTCGAAGCCTCGGGCGTCGGCAATTTCCAGTTGCTGCTCTGCCCATTTCTTCTTCTGTCCACACATCGGGCAATCCTGATACACCCAATAAATCGTTTTAGCCATCTACCCCTCCTGCGCTCATCGCTCCTTGCAAGGTCATATCTACAACCTGTTTGCCGCCTATCAGATAAGCCTGTAATACTGATAACTGCACCGAAGTCATATTTTCGTGCATAAACTGTTTGACCTGCCGATTATCACTTTCGAAACAACTCGAAAGCACTTCCTCAGCTTCCTGTACGCCGTCTAACGTCGACAAATCTAAAGTACGTAGCCGCAGTTCCATTTCCTTGTCCAGCTTTTTAGGTTTTACTTTTAAATCCCCGAACTGGATTAGTTTTATTTTGTCGAATTTTAAGTCAATTTCTGAGCTCATGAAATTTTCCTCTTATTTCCTTAATCATAGCTACGTGTCGGAACCACTAGGAATAACAAAATCCCGCCCCCTAGTTATAAGGGGCGGGTTATAGATTTATACTATTTTCTTACCAAATAATCACAATCCGCTGTCGACAGTAACCGGGTCCCCTCCTACCTCCGTGAACACTGTGCTAGACACAGTATCAACATATGGCACGCCACCAATTTCGAGTTTATGGAGCCGCAGCTCATCCGCTGACGGACCACTAACCCAACAGTCGAACCTTACAGATTCGTCCGTAACTTTATTTTTACCATTCCATCTAGCATACCATACATCATTCCCATCAGCATCTACCCACCCAAACTTTCCGGTTTGCTCTTGCTGGTCTAGCAGACGATAGACATCGATGACGTTCGTGTCTATATACTTCTTTAGCATCCCGACATCTTGACAATAGTATTCTACATCACTTTCGGTAAGTTCACCTTGTGCGTTAACATTGCTTTCCGGTGCGTTAGCTTGCTCGTTTGACGGCTGAGAATCAGATTCGGATGTATATTTGGTTGGATTCATAAAATAGCCGACTCCCCCCACCAATAGGAACGCTACGATTAACCAAAACCACCATTTCGCAAAAATAGACGTTGCTCCGCCATCCTTAGAATTAGCCTTGTTGCCCTCAGCCATAAAACTCCTTTCTTTTGTAATTAAAAAGGACAATCGTCCAGATTGTCCACATCTTTGTCGTACCGATTTTACTCGAAACGGGACGATTGCCCTTTTCAAGGGTAAAACTTATTCGGTACAACGGTAAAATGTGGACACTTCTATTATAACATTTTAGACCACATACAACAAGCGTTTTGGAGGGAAAATGCGCCAAAAATGCGGGGTTTTGCAAAAGCAAAAAACAAAAAATATGTTGTAATATCAAAAGTCAAATTTAGGCTGCCCCAGGTCATCTATCGCATACCGAAGCGCATCCATCAGGTGGTCGTTCCCGTCCTGTGGCTCGTCCAATGTTTCGCCGCTCCGTTTCGTCCGCCAGGCATAGGCGAGGTACTCACGCTTCAGGTTTGCTCCGTAGTAGACTATTTGTTTCTGTGCCACACGGTCAATCCCGCGGAGAACTGACCCAGGAGCCTTGTCCGCTCCGATAATACGATACCCAGTAGCCCGTATCTCGGCAATTATCTCCGGTCTCGCCGCGTCTGCCACGATTAAGGCGTTAGGGTCTACCCCTAGCCTTTGAAACAAGGGGGAATATTGAGAGCCGAGCAATTCTCTTTGATAAAGAATCTCGACAAGCCCTAGCCTCCCGTCTGGAAGCTCATAAACCGCCACCATTGCCGATTCGTCGTTTGAGAACCCGAAGTCGAGACCATATCTGACCAGTTGACCGTGTTCTGCAATATCCACGGCGGACAGAGACTCCTCCCAGCCAGAGTAAACGTTACCATCAAGGCTCCCAATTTGCCCTAGCCCATAAACTATCCACCAGTTGCTCGGTTCCTCTCCATCCTTTGGTCTATGCGCTTCTATATTCGCCCGCTCTCGCTCTCTCAGAGCCTCGTTATCGAGATAAGTAAGAATCAGGAATGTGGTGTCTTCTGTGCGCCCCTCTACGAGCTTCTCATGCGCCCAAAACTTACTCGACGGGTTATAGTCTATAATGCAAAAATCGCGGGTACGGTCTGCGAGCTGGGTGAATATCTCAAAGCTAATCCCGTTAGCCTCATTGACGAATAGTACGTCGCGCCTCGGACCGCGTGCCGACATTTTGTCAACTGATAGAAATTCAATAACCGAGCCGTTGGCAAACCGGTAGACGTGTGAGGACGCATTCCATGTCCCAAGCTCCCATCGCCCGGTCCCCTTCATTATTTTTTCGAAATCGCGAATCGCACCGGTCGAAAGGTGCGGGTAACTCATGCCAACCACAGTAATCAGGGAATCACGATAACTTTCAGCGTAGCCTATGAGAAGCGTCATAATGGCGAAAGTCTTGCCAGCGCTCATACCGCCTTGTATTACCTTGTAAAAAGTCGGTTCGTATAACGTTGCCTCGATTTTATTCAGCGCCGTAGTCCTAGCCATTGCTATTCCTCGAAACGACTCTTATACGGGAACTTCTCGCGAATATATCGCCCAATATTCCCATCCCGGAAGCTATCATCGCAAGTCGAGACAAACCGCCACTCCCGCTCGACTTTTTCCACATCATACCACGGCAGCATCACCTTCATGTCGCGGCAGTCCTCCCCGCCGATTTCCCAATAATTCCCATAAAGCGCCCGCGTCATCGGCTCATTCGGGAATTTATCAAGCACCTCAAGCATTTTCCTTCGGTTAATTAGAATAGGTTTATGGACGGAGTAGTTAACCTGTGTTTTTCCCGCCTCTTCCAATGTCGCGACTAGATGCTTAAGCCGTTTGGTATAGCTTGTCTCCCGCCCATGCCGCCTCTCTACCCGGCGAATCTGCGCTTGTAGGCTCCCGTTATACTGCGGTGGCATATTATCGTCGACTGGCTTTAGGATGAAAAAATCGTCGTTAAATAGCCAAAAGTCCTCGGTAATCTCGTCATTCATGCAAGCCATTCGGAGCATATTATGTACCCGCTCCCATTTTGACGGCTCCGTCTGCGCAACCTTGACGTGTTCGTCCGGAGTGATTCCTTTTGGACCCCCACCATATAGCCAAACCTTGCGATATTGCCAGTTCTCCTCGACGCTCCGCAGGGAATAACGCAGTTCCTCGTTAGTCCTGCCTTCTCTCACGAAATAAACTACATCGTATCTACCGTTGGGCTTTCGGTGATAGCCAAATCGTCGGTATAAATCCGAATTCTGATGTATTTTGATTTTCTTCTCAATCCATGCGCGCTTTTCCGGCTCCCGTTGCCTTTTCGCAATTTCCGATAAGGTGTCCGTAAGTCCTTCTAGACGCTCCAGGGTTAACTCTCCGCGACAAAGCGACTTCTTATCGTCAAAATGATGCTGTATAAGTGTCTGGGGCGCCTGGTATAGCCCATCATTCGCGAGGATAGCTTTAACATTAAACACTTCATCCTCCCCGAACTGCATGCCTTCTACAAAGCGTATCTGATGGCGATTTATGAAGCTCCTCTTATAGATTTTATTCCAAACCATCGCCCACCGACGGGGAAGAACCTCGTAAGAATAATGCCCCTTTTTGACCGAATCTTTTCTCCGCCCCCCAGCATGACAGCGGTACTGCCCGAACTGAAAAATGTTAAACCCATGTCGTGAAATCCGCGTCATTACATCTATCGCGTTCTCCGTAAAAGCGTCATCTGCGTCGAGAAATGCGATATATTCACCCTTCGCTTTCGACATCCCGTAGTTTCGTGCGGCTGAAACTCCAGCGTGCTTTAGTAGATAAAGCTCAAACCCATATTTGGCATATTCGGCGCAAATTGCATCCGAGCCGTCTGTCGACCCGTCGTCGACCAGGATAACCTGTGCCGACTGGTCGGACTGATTTGCCAGACTATCTAAGCACCGTCGAAGAAACGGTGCCTTATTGTAGACCGGGACTATGACGCTAATTTTCGCCATTCTTCTTCCTTTTTGTTAGGTCAACCAACGGCTTAACCTCTGCAATTTGCGCCGAAATACACTCTGTAAGCTTACCCTCTTCCGTTTCGCGAAGCCATGTCGCCGCCTGTGTACTGCCTTCTTTCGCTGCCAGATGTTGCGCCGCTACTACTTCTGCTTTCCTGCATAAATCTTCATCGTTAAAACCTAGAGCTTTCAGCTCAGCCTGTCCACTGGTATCTAGCGGACCATTCTCGAACGCCTTGACTAGCTCTTGGTAGCTTTTTGCCTTGCGCCTAGATTCCCCTGATTTAATCCCGCCGTTCCTTCCGCGCTTTCTTGCTTCGCTCTTGGTTCGTACTGGTTTTAGGTTCTCTGCGTTAGCCATCTCTAACCTCTATTTCCTTTCTATCAAATGTTAACTCCCTGTCGGAACTAGTCGCTAGTATCCCATGCTCTGCCGCTACCTCGAAGCATTCCAAATAACTAAGGGACTTTTTGTTAAGCAACCGCTTCCGAAATAACTTCCAATGGTGTCGGTAATCAATCTCCGGGGCAAACCAGCGGTGGAAAATCGTCCACATCCTAGCTCCATCCTTCCGTAAATATATAGATTTTTCGTCCCAGAACACGATTTCCATGCCGTTCACTTTTCGTACAACTGTTTTCTCTGCGACGAACCTCCCCATTACTCCGTTTCGCCTCCTAATAACTCTGAATTCTCGTGGATGTTGCCAATTACTTCGGCATCGCTAATGTGATAGTCGTATAAATCGTAAACTCTATCTGGACAATTCTTAGAGCCTATGATATGCCACATGAGCGCATAACGTTTCTCATCCCAATAGCATCTCAGCTTCCAAGTTGCTTTACCAAAACCGATAGTACTAGGAGATGTTTCCCAAACTCCATCAATTTTAGCTTTTACTATATCCCCCACATAAATCTCTTTGCCGTTATTGTCTTTAAGACCAGTATCTTGCTCAAGAATAACCTCGAGAGCATTGAGATGATGATTAGAACCATTAACAAAGACCTCTATAATCTCTGGTAACCCTTCTTCCGAAAAATGTATATCAAGGATTTCCCCATAGCTTTCAAATTGAGGCACCCACGCCCTAAACTTAATTTCTCTACTCATCTTTAATGCCCCCTTCCCGGACCGAAAAGTCGTATAGATCGCCCAGACACTCTACCATTGGGTGACTACCATCTGGCATAGTAGTTCTTCTATTGAAAGCATTGAAATCACCCCTACAATCATAATTAAAATAGCTAAAATCATCGCCGAGAATATCGAGTACGGCATCAGCCAAATTATCGTTATCAAACGGTAAGCCAACAAAATCAGTTGCTTGTCCATACTTCTTGGCGGTAGCCTCGATTTTATCTAACAATTCGGTAGTATATGATTCTTGCGCCCTAAATGCTTTTGCAAGTTTAATAAAACTACTCTTACTGATCATTTTTTCTCCTTTGGCTCTTTACTGCGTCGTCGACCTCTTTTTCTCTACTCATTCTTCACATCCCAATTTGTCTAATATCTCTTTTGCATCTTGGACTCCTCTGTTGTATCCGTCTCTAAATCCAGCATTATAGCCAATTTTTTTTGCATTATTGTAAATCATATCTACCGACTCTTTTGTAAATTTCTCGCTCATTCTTTTTCCTCCAATTCTTTTACCTTTTCAATGAGCTCATCTCTTTCTTGTGAGACTTCAGTATAGATATCCCACAGCTCTTCATAAGCGTTCTCAAGCTCATCAGCATAATCTCTAATGTCCCTAGCCCTATTCTTTACATCGTTCAGATCGCTCATTCTTCACCTCCTTTCACCACTATGCACTCCTTAAATGTACAAGTCCAATCTCCGTAGGTTATTTGATTTATAATTGAGCTTACTAATAAAATTGGTAAAGCAAACGCTAATAAAATACCAACATATATCAGTACGCTTAAAATAGCATCTTTCATTCTTCTCCTCCCTTCCTTACCCAAATTTTTATTCGTTTGTAATTTCTGCGATGCCACAACCACAACTTAAACTTTTCCCACTTAGATATTTTTAGGAGATGCTCATCAAATACTATCTCATCCTTGCTCATCATTCTTCACCTCCTTTCCTCAATTTGGCAAGCAGTTCCCGAAGATGTTTTTCGCACCCTACTATCATCACATCCCCGTTCCCTACTCTAACATAGGTTTGAATTGGTTCTTCTTCGCATTTACTACAACTCATTTTTCATCTCCTTTTCAAGTTCGTTTACATGGTCAACTAGCTCGTCAATTTTCTCAAAAATTCCTCTCTGGTCCCGGATACAATGGCCAATCATTCTTCACCTCCAAAAAGTAGTTGTATATCATCCATATAATCTGCTAATTTGTCTGTGTACGCTTTTATATGTAAATTGTACCCAGCCAATGATTTTGTTATAGGGGTATGTGTCCAGCCGCCAAACTTAAACCCAGCCTCTTTCAGCCTTTGCCAAGCTAGTAGTTTTTCTACAGCTGCCTCGGCTTCTTCTTTGGAACTCATTTCAATATGGACTGATGAACCAATAATCCCTACGCTCTTTATCCCTTTCGGTTCTTCGTAATCCTCCCACTCTTTATTAAAATCTTCTAGTGAATTATATTCCCTCGCAATCCGTTGTCTCCTGCTATTTCTATAAACCATGAGTATTTTTTTAGACCACTGTATGTAGGCAATGGTTTCAAGTTTATCTATGGCTTCCCCTGTTTCCTTATTCCTTAGTTTCATTTTAGCCCCTTTCTCTAAATAATTGTCATCTTCGTTCGTCGCCACATCTCTCACTAATCGCACCGAGAACCCGTACCTCTTATTGTCGTTACGCGTACCCGCGTAGGACGAGTTGAAGTCCAGGCGGTACGCGCTCGTGGAATCGTACGCAGTAGAGGACCAGTAGTACCCGCCCGAACCAACGCTGCTCGCGGAGGAAGCGTTGTAGTATAAGCCCTTCAACCCAAGACCTAACTTGCCACAAAGTTTCTCCGTACTAAATAGACCGCTCTCGTCAGTTCCGAACTCTTCGCTGATAAGAACCAGTTCACTTCTAGTAGGCAATCTCCACCCATCACCGACTTTCTCGGCGGCTTCCATAGCCTCATCCCAAGTAAAATGCTTTTTATCGCCTTCCGTATAATCTTCCGGCGCAATCTCGACATTCGCTAGTTTTGAAATTATATTTTGTTTGCTCATTGCGTTAAAACCTCCGCAATTTCATAATTATTGCCGTGATAAAATTCAACCTCGCCTCGGAACCTTACGCCGTAGCGTTCCGCCCTAGACGCTGCGTCCTTAAAGTAGTTGTCGACCCAAACCGCCTCACGGAACTCGTCATTTGACCCGATTTTTCTAGTGGGCGCCGTAAAATTACTCATCTTCGCCATATAGCCTTTCCTTAAAATTCAATATCGCATCCTGTACAATGCTTTTAGCGGATGCCGCATCGTAGCAAGTCCTAAAACAATTCCCGAAACGTATGCGAGCATGGTCTATGCCATCCATGTTCATCCAAGCGATTCGTACGTCACCTTCTTCGCCAATATAACAATAACTTTCACCGCAACTCGGTACCCACGAAGGTGCAACAGTCTCTTTAAACCAATCCTCGAGAATGCCAGGGAAGCGTTCAAGCGTTCTTCTGCTGTACGCCATCACATTATCGTTATCGTCATCACGGTAGCCATATCTGTGTCTATATAGATATAGGCAGCCATCTGCTCTTAGCTCAAATTCATCCCCAGCCGCGAAGGTTGGCAAGTCTTTCTTAAGCATATAGTGTTTTGCTCTAGTCATATCTCCGCCCCTCATAATTAGCGCCCATTATCTTACCATGCCGTCTATAAGTTTCAGACACCACCCCATCTTTTTTGAACTTCTCATACATCTCACGCCGTTTCTCGAGCGGTAATTTGCCCTCCAAGGCGCGTGAGGAGATATGCCCGCCTTTACGCCCCGCCAGGCGCGCTAGTTCATGGTCTGAAGCAAATCCCCCAGTATTGCCGCTCAGACCGCCCTTGCGTCCAATTTCGGCGTAAAAGTTCTCCCCATACTTTTGTCGATTAGTTTCTGCAGCTTTTCGTCCGCCAGCTTTAGTTCCAGCCATTTATTTTACCTCCGATATTATTTTTAAGTTCTGCCCGATTTGGGCGGTCATTTCTAGCCCACAAGTCTCCCGGGCTACCCGGTCGAGGTCTCGCAGTTCCTCGACCGTAAGATTGCCAATATTTAACATCATAGCCTTATTTTTAACTCGCTTATATCATCATTATGAGCATCGTAGCTATTGCCAGCACAGCCATAGGCATAGGTGCAGATATTGCTACCCATGCTAAAGCTAATACCCAGCAAATAGATATAAACGACCTCCATGCCGTTTCAAGATACTTATACATCCAAGCGCTCCTCCAGTTCGCGTTCCGCGTTCGCTATTTCCGCGTCGTTGTCCGATTGAGCATCAATGTTCCCGTACTCTTCCACGGCTTGAAAACCTTGCCAGGCTGAGTACAGGGAACGACACCCCTTCACGAAGTTATTGAACCCCTCCGGAGTTTTGTCGCGGATGATTTGGAACACCGCCCATAAGTCACCATCGGGAGTGCTTACAGTATCTTCGCTAGACTCAATATCTACTTCTTTGAATATCTTGTTTAACATTTTACCTCCATATTATTTTTTGCCTTTTTCCTCGGGGAGACGGCTCAGTAAGAGAGGTAGCCGCCTCCCCGGACGGAAGGAGTTTTAGATGGTGGCAGCAGCGTTTACGACGCCCTTCTTAGCTGGCACACACTAGCCCGCACCACCGCTAGCATTATGTTCCAGCCATATCACCTCCATTCCACTCAATCCATCTCACTTTTTCTCCTCTAAAATACCGCTTCGTAACCTTTAACTTGTTCATATATCGTACCCTTTAAATAAATCCGCAATCTTTAGCGCCTCCCATCTTTTCCTTGCCCACGTTCTGTGTCTAAGCTGCGGGAAAATCCGTTGTGCTTCGTCATGACTGATATTAGCGCCACCAGCCCGCAACTCTCTTTTTAGCCTGGCTACCTCTTCCTGGTTCCCGTTGATTACCGGAGCAGTGTCCAGCAACCTCACAATCCCCGCCTGCATATTTATACTTGCTCTAGTCATTCTACATCCTCAACCGTCGGAACATATTCCTTTTCGGCTTCCTTCTCTGCTAGCCTAGCCTTTGCGTTTTCGATAATCTCGCTGACTTCCTTTGCTGTTCTTTTTCTAGCCTCGTTAACATACTTTTGCGCCTCCCCCTCGGACAACCCGCCTTGTAAGTAAAGCTGTCCTAAGAATTGGAGCTGTTTTTCGCTCGGTGCGTTCGGCTTTCCTTGTTTGAAGCCATTATTTACCGGTTTTCCAGCATTTCTCGGGCTATCTTCATGCCTGTTCATAGAATCCGGGTCATTGCCGTCATCTATGCCGAATAACCCACAAAGTGCATACTTTCGGGCATAAGAACTCGCCGCCCCAGTGACTTGTGCCTCATCCATCTTTTTTTTCTGGTTCGCTTCTCTAGCGAAAGCTGATGACGATTCCGTTTCCTCGCCTTCAGTATCTTTGACCGATACGGTTGCTTTTACGTAAATCCTGCCCGCTACCTCTACAATCTCGTCTTCCATTTTTAATATCATCCCCGCGGTCTTTAGGTGTGGCTTTAACGCTTCGACAATATCTTCACATGAGCGATATTTATACCCGCCGAACTTGTTCATCTGCCCCTTCGGAGCTTTTAGCTCGGTTTGGACGGTCAGAAGGCGTTGTTTGAAGTTTCTAACTTTATCGCTCATATTCTGCTCCTCTCGGCTTTATAAAGGCAAACATTGCGCAATACCCAGCGGCGAGTAGTCTCAGCCACGTCATGCTCAAATCGTTGCACTCACTAAACATAATTACTAGCGCCGGTATCAATATAACTCCGGCAAAAATTTCTAAAACTCTCTTCATTTTTTAACTCCTTTCCGTTGCCCTGATAGTGGCGCGACTCTAGAACAGGCTAGCATTTTTTCCACTGGTCATTCCAGTGGCGAGACATGGGGCTTAATGGCTGCTAACCAATAGACTCCTTGAAGGTCATATATCATGGTGTCTATTTGTCGTGCCACCGTCAGGACAACGAATGTTATTTTTGTTCGACGCAGGGGTAGAGCTTCGATTATTAAAGTTGAATTATCGCACATCATAAAATACGTATTGCCATAAACCGCCGCTAATGACGTTTTATGTTGGTTTCTAGGGATAGTAAAGAACACCGTAGCTACGCGTACAGCAGCGAATCGAAACTCCGCCTCTGCGTCGATACATTGCGTCATCATGCTCTAAAACCTGAGCTCTATACTCCACTACCAGCTCGGCGAGGATGATGACGTTTTTATTATTTTGTTATTCCCGAATTGTTAATTTGCTCAAACTTCGGTAGTCCGTAGCCGTTTGATACCTCTACGGGGTGCCTAGAATAATCTGCGCTAAGCACTCCGATCGAACTATCAAAAAAAGTCCGACTTATTATCGGACGAACGACCTCTGCGGTGGTATAGCGTTTTTAGCATGACACCTACTGGAGTAGCGCGTTTTACGCACTACCTCATTTGAAGCCGTCCGTCTCTTTGTTCTACCGTATTATGAATGTGCTGTGTTCGTTACCTCTATACTAGCAAAAAGCTCGCGTTTTGTCAATAGCTTTAGCGCAAATTATCGTCTTTAATCCATCTACACCGTTGGAATATCTCTCGGCACCCTCCGTCGAATGAATGAACGTAGACCTGCGTAGTTCTTACACTAGAATGCCGAAGAATCTGTTGCGCATCCTCCATTCTTGCGCCATTGCTAACCACCTCCGTAGCGCAAGAATGCCGCAAAGCGTGGGGGTGAAAATCAAAATAACCAGCCTTCATGAACGGCTTACGCATGGCGTTCCGAAAGGCTGAATACGACAGCGGAGCCTCTTCATTGTCCTTATTTCTGCCCTTAAAGATGTATTTCTTTACCTTCTCCCGTTCAATCCAGTCTTCTAGTCTCTGTTGCAATTCTGGACACATATAAACGAATCCCCGTTTGCGCCCTTTTCCGATAAAAGTCACCTGGTCGCCTCGTATGTTCTCGAGTTGTAGCCTCCTCACTTCCCCAGCGCGCAACCCGCAGGAAAAGCAAAACTCAATCAAAAGCCACTCCCGACGGTCGGCATAGTGTAACGCCTTATCTATCTCATCCCGAGAATAATAGACCCTGTCAGGCTCTATCTCGCGATCTTTCACCACAAGTGCAAGTTTGAGCTTCGGGACTGGCTCCCCCATATCTCTAAGCCATTTGACGAAGACGTGAAGGTGTTTTAGCTTGCCGTTGACCGTGCGCGGTTGTGACCCTTTCATGCGAAAAGTTGCAATCCATTGATTAATATGTTCATTAGTTACATCACCCATATCATCGACATCGATACTAGACAAAAAAGCGGACAAATCTCGGAATGTTGTCCGTTTATTGCGCAGCGTGGCGAATGTCATATTTCTAGTGAACTCGCAATAATCCATGTACTGCTTGATTTGCTTTTCTAGTTTTGTCATAAAAAACTCCTTCCCCACCCATTAATTGGTGATATGGACAGGGAAGAATAGACTATTTTTCGAGCATCTTTTTGGCTAAACACACAAAGTACCGATTTGGATATTTTACCTGCGGCTTAGTTGCCAATTCGACGGCGGACCAAATTTGATCTTCACTAAGATGATACGCGCACTTCAGGTAAAACTTCCAGCTATTCGGCTCATGGAGTTTACTAAGAAGCTTCTCGGCGATTGCACGTTGTTTTAACTGTGACCTTGAGCTGTCATCGTCCACAGTTGCACCGTATTCTATGGTTCCATAGTCCATAGATGTTTCCTTTAGGAAACTTCCATGGTCTATAGATTCTATAGATGTGATTCTTCCCATAAAATTACCTCCTTTACTATTTAACCACCAAAATGAGTTCCGCGCTCTAACGATTTTGGCGGGTTTAGTAGGAATCGACCTTAGTGCGCAAAGCCTCATCCTAAATTACCTGAATTTCCTAAGTCCAGTTTGTTATAACATAAACAAACCGCCCTTAGACGGAATGTTTAGCGCAGATTATTCTAGTCGATATTATTGTAGCAAAGTGTAAGAGTTTTGTCAACACTTTCCAGAACCTTTTAAGTACTCTATGTCTTTTTTGATGAGCGCGATGTCTGTGCTAGCCCTCGCGAACTTTTCGGCGTACCCATTATGTTGGTCTAGGCGCTTTTCCACAGACTCCATTTTTCTTGTTAAGTTCTCGAGTGTGTCGATTTGTCGTTGGTCTCGAGCCGCAAGTTTGGCGTCCATTTCGCGCTTTTTGGCATTCGCAGATATAAGCTGAACGGCGGTACTTGCCGTTGCCGCGATTATTGCCGTTATAATTACATCGCTCATCTAATACCCCGTAGTCCATCCCGCCGCCTGGCACGCCGTCCAGTTAGAAAGCCCGGTGCAAGTAGTCGCTTGGGTAGAAGACAAGCCAACGTATTTAAGGGTTTTATTCGTCGACCCAGATTGACCCTTCGTAGTGAGTGCTGCTAGGATATTATTCAATGATGCATTCGTAAGATTTGGACAGTTGGCAAACATATTTTGATGGTTAGTTGTCCCAGAACAACTAGCCATACTGAACACAGGAACAGTCGTTAGACTCGTGCATCCATCACACATTCTTCTAAAATCAGTAACTAGTGCCAAATCCCCAGGGTTGAACGGCAAAGAATCAAGCTGCACGCAACCAGCGAAAATGGCTATCACACTAATGCAGTTGGAAAAATCTACCCCAGACACTGTTTCTAACTTTGAACATTGGTAAAACATACTGCCAGCTAATGATACTTTCAGAGGACTGCCAAACAATACTGTCACAATTTTAGAGCAGTTATAAAATGCAGAGGCGGCGGAGCATGGAGAACTATTCAACGGTACAAGGGTAGGCAATGAAACGAGTCTGGTACACCCTGAAAACATATTCTCCATAGTGCTAGGGTTGAAATATATCTCAGTTTTTCCATCCGCTAACTCGATTCTCTCAAGTTTGGAACATCTGTTAAATGTGTATAAAAACGAGTTTGAAGATGTTCTGTCCCCAAATCTTACGAAACTCCCAGAAATAGTGTCATCTAGATAAATACTTACAAGTGAAGAACAGCCGTTGAACGCCCTTGCAAGGCGACCCGGTATGCAATTTAATATATAATTGGCGTGTCCATTGTAGGATTTAAAAAAATTCACGCACTTCGTGCAACCGTCGAATATTGACTCCGCAGGATAACGCGAGCCAAAAGACAGGAACTTGGCTGGTAAATTTATATCTACGATTTTTGAACAGCCCCTAAACATGTAGTTAGCCCCATCCTCCCCCACATATAGCGCATAATCACCGAAAGTAGGTATAGAGGTTAGATTAGAACATCCATCAAACATCGAGCTTACACGGAACCTTGTCCGAGTTGGGGTCTCAGATGTTTCATTCTGAGCTAAATATAACCCTGACACAGAGGTTAAACTACTACATCCGGAGAAAGCCGAAGTATAGTACAGGGTATCGCTGGGCTGCGTAAACTCTGGTAAGCTAGTTAAAGTAGTTAATCCCGCAGCAATCCCAGTATAGTTCGTCTTATGGTTTAGCATATATTGCAACGCACTTTCTTCGTCCACCGTACTTATCGCTTCAATCGCTCCCGCCATCTCGCTCGGTCGGTAAGTGTCTGAACTCCCATTTTTTGCCCGGATGGCATTCCCGATAGCCGTAAGGCTTGTGTCACTAACTAAACCTTTCGCCATTAGAAACTCTCCTCGTCATAATCAGTTATATTCGCAATCGCGGTTGCAATAGCCGTGTCAACATAGCTCTTGTTGGCGGCGTCATTATTGTTCGTAGGGGTTGCGACGCGCTGGATTTTATTCGGAGAGTTATCGGCGTGGGAAGCATATATGCTGCCAGTAGCCACCTTAAATGTGACCGAAGTCGGAGAAATCATAACGTAAGATGAGCTAGAGGCGGTACTACCTCTAGAGCCTAAGAAGAACGATTCAGCCCCGCCAGACACGTTTCTGTATATGTAAGATGAGTTGTTAATGGCGGGACTAGCAGAAGAACTGTTAAATAGCATAGACCCCTGTACCGCACCATTACTAGCTGTCTGCCCCCAAAATGTGGTATTCGTCGCTAAGCCACTTTCTGGGATTGATGACCAGTTACCGTCAGACTTTAAGAACTTACCCGCGTCCGTCGTTACTGGCGCAGGTACAAGACCGGCTGCCCCGTCAGCCAACCCGTCCGTTCCAGTAAATGCCGAATATGTCGTATCGGTAGCAGAAATAGTATCTCCGGAAATTGAGATGTTTGGTCCTGCAGTAAGCGTGTTTTGCTTAGATGAAAGGTCGCTCTGTGTCGCTAAGATTGAAGTGTCCGCTGAGAACTCGGTTCCGCTCAAACTCAACCCATTTCCCGCCGTGTAAGTCGTGTCTGTTGCGGAGATAATATCACCGGCAATCGACACATTCGAACCAGCGGTCAAATTATTTTGTTTTGCGTTTAACAGCGTATCGGTTTGCGATTTAGTATAATAAGGACCCTCTTCACCGATAAGAGTAAAGGAAGATGTGGAAGTAGACCATCGGTAGTAAGTTGTTTCGTCGTTCTGGTGCTCGTCCTGTAAGACCTTTATAATATCGTTATCTTTGAGCTTGGTCGTATCGTATGCTAGAAGCTCTGCGTAAGTTCCGACTATATCGGTAACGTCAGAAGACGCGGAAATAGCGTCTATTTGCTCTTGTAATGCGATGTCGGCGTTCTCGCGCGCCGTAGCCTCGACCCCGACATCATGCGTTACATCACTTTTCTTGGCATAATCTGAAGCATCTGACAAGCTAGCGACCGTCGTTGGCACAGTAATATTCGCCGTTTTGTTCTCGGAACTATTGGCGTTAAAGGTCTGAACGTTAATACCATTCTTTTGTATAGTAAGAGTTGCGTTGTTTACAATCGGGAGGGTCGGGGTGTCCAACAAATCAGTATATGAGCCGCTCGTAGCTACCGCGGCGAGGACTGGCTTCCCAGATAAGTCCGAATAAGCTCCGCTAGTCGCTACTGCAGCCAGCTCTGGCGTTCCTGATAGGTCGGAATATTGACCGGTGGTAGCTACCCTCGCAAGCTCCCCAGCCGATACGAACCCCGAATCGTTTACTAGCTCCGAAGTCGTAGTCGGGATAACTGTATCGTCCGGAAGCGCCCCAACATCTTGCGCAGTTAGAACTACATCACCCTGCATACCGTTGACCGAATCAACCGCCCCGACTAAACGCGCAATTTTAATTGTCTCGCGCTCGGCGTCAATAGCCTGCTCATTTGGCTCATGTACTACCGGTATATGCGTTTCTTCATGCGCCATTATTCGCTTTCTCCTACTTCGTTAGCTTGCCACGTGACTTCAGGCTTAAGTATAAACTCATCATAAGCTATCGTAGTTTTAACGTCTACGTCGATAACCTCAATATCATACCAGTATTTTTTGCAGAAACTTAGCCCATTTGTGTCAGCTGGCTCAAGTTCAAAATGATAAGTCCCGTCCTCATCAAAGGTCATATTTTCCATCGTTTTTTGCAACACGGGGGTAAGGTTCTTCGAGTTCTCTTTGACCGTGAAATATATCTCACTAGCAGGAGTAGTTATCACCGCACCGTCTACATCCTTCCTTTGAAAGCTAAACTTCGCCGTGTCCCCTCTAGTAAATGTAATCTTCATTATTTGACCCTCACTATCGTATCGCCAGCATAAAGCCCGACCCCGTTCGCCGAGAAATGCCAGCCATTATAAACTACCTGCCCGCCATGCTCTAGCGAACTCCACGTCTTTGCATATTCGTCCATTGCCGACCAGTCGAGCTTGCCTTCACATTGGAACATGATTTTCCCGAGCGTATCGCCTTTTTGCAGCGTCCAGCTATCGCAACTCTGTGCCACCGGCACGCTAGTCGTTTGGGCTGGGCTAGATTCCTCATGTATATAGATTTTCGGTCTAAACGCTCCTAGAAACGTTTTTGTGGACATATTGATGATATTAGTAGCCGCTCCGCCTCCGTCGCACTTAACCCCGCCTTGGTTTTCGCCAAGCAAAGCAACATATCCGCTGTTATACGGACCAACAACCATACCTACATGACCGTAAGCACCGCCATCGAAAATCGCCCAGTCTCCAGGTTGTAACGCTGCTGGGTCTTGGACTAACTCATACTCATCCCCAGCGTTCACCTCTCTACAAGCCCATAGTCCCCGAGCCGCCCCAGTCCCGCAAACATTAGCCCAGCGACCTGTGTACTCTTTATGGAAAATTGCGAACAAATCTACACATTGGCTTCCAAATTTGCCGTCGAAATCTAGGCACTTACCAAGTGTGGCGTTTTTGAAAGCGGTCGGCGTAGTAAAGTCATAATACTCGCCCTGCCCAAAATCTATCTCCACGTCATTGAACTCGTCCCCAGATACCTCCTCCGCTACCGGAAGCTGCTTCGCCTCTACTACACCGTCATCGACCTCGACTAACGCGGTCGGTTGTTCTTGAGCCAATTCAATACTGCCCTCGGTCTCAACCGGAATCTCAACCGCCACCCGAGTTTCAATCGGAGAAATTGTTGCGGTAATTTTGCCGCCAGCTATTCCTACCAATATCGAAGTTATGAGAACGATAAAGCTTTTGATGATTTCTGGTCTGATTCTCTTTACTTTATACTTCATCCGCATAGGCTCCTTTCTAGGTGGTTTGTATTATTCTATATATCCATCGGAACCAAAGTCTAGCTGATTTTTTCTACTGATATAATCCGACGGTTAGAAACTACCCTAAAAGACCTCACGTTAGAAAGCTCAAGCCTTTGGGTATTCCCGACTGGGGTAAACGCCACCATAACTCCATCCCATGTTATGACCGAAAGTACATTATTGCTCCCATTTTCATAGTTTATTTGATATATGCCGCTCGGTGGGTTATTCTCCGACTGATAAAGCCCAGCCGTTGAAGTATTAGCATAGGTCGAAGCAGTTTTTAACGCCAGTATCTCGCGCTCGGTCTTGATTAAGTCTTGGACAAATTCATTGTTCATGCTAGTAAGTCCTCATAAGTAACATCTACCGAAAACGGACCAGTTGCCGTTACTTGAAAATCGACTGGTATATATTTAATCGTGCCGACCGGTACCCCTTGCGCATCGGCTTCACTCGCTTGCATTAGAATCTTAAACCCGGTCTGATTGTCCTGTGGCATTACGTCTTGAATCAAGAAACCGCGACCGTTCGTGGTCGAACCAGCCAACGTAGCCGTGGCAATAACTGGCGGTGCCGTAGGGGTAATGCGAATCGTCGGGATTTTGACCTCGTCCATGTCCCCGTCGCTTGTCTTATAAAACCCGACGTTGACAGTAATGACCGAAGATAGAGTAGTGGAGACATTCGCAAGGCTTTTGCTCGCTGAAGTCTTCAGGGCTTGTAGTTCTGATTGCATCCCCTTAAGGTAGTCTACAAAATTATTCATGCCGACGTCTCCGAAAATGAAACGTTGGCGATTTTAGAAGAAGATATAACACGAAAAGTAAAAGTTTGCGACCTAACCCACCTCACCTTGCGATAAAAAGTGTATGCCGTATCGGGGTAGTCTGGAGTCTCATAATACCCAAACCGACCGTATTTAGATTCGAAGAAAGGGAGTAACACCTGAATAAGTGGATTTGGAGCTGAATCTGGCGCTATTTGTACCGTCAATAAATAAGTGACATCCGCCACCATTGGCAAAGAAATATCTTCAGTATACAGCGATACTGGCGAAGACCCGCGCTCATGTGCAGTTTTTAGCGCTAGTATCTCATTTTGCGCAGAGATTAGCCTCTTAGAAAAATCCGCCTCGTTCACTATACTACCCTCTCTAAAGTCGGGGCTATATTCTCCGCCCCAGTCGCACTCACTTTTACAGCTAGCTCATTAACTCGGAAAGCCCCGGAAGTCATTCCAGTCATGTCCTCGTTATTTATGATAGTGATGGTGTCTCCTAGCCATATTTTCCTCTCTCCATTAGGCGTTGGAGCTACCTGCCTCCCGATTAAAGCAATATCAGGCTTCCATATCATGTCGGAAGAATTTGCGAGCTGTGTTTTAGTGTTATTGTTGAGTGTTTCCTGCACCGAAATACTTGATTCTTGGAGCAACGCTTCGGAATAGCCATATTGTGCGACCGCATCGTAATTCGTAGCCTCTGATGTTATGACCGTGTTCTTACTAGCGTCAGAAGAAATTTCGCCCGCTCCTATGCCTATGATGTGCGAGGCGAACCCCGAAACTTCGCTCGCCGAAATGGAAGTCGCAGAGACCCCGGTCTGCGTAGTTGGGTAATAAATCGAATAGTCAGATATAACTTCCCCAAATGAACCGTCCGGGATGATGTCATAGCTTCGGTCCGGGTTGAAAAATACATCGAACGGACCCGCGCCAGTCACGTTGTCGCAACGGTCGGCGATAAACTCCTTAACCGCCTTATAGTTGTCGAATGTATGCTCCACACTCGGCAAGGGAATGATATTGCCCGTAGTAAACCCAAAACCCTTCCCGGCCGCCACAGCAATCGCCTCAGCCGCGTTTATACGTTCTGTTATTATTTGGTCCATTCTCCCCTGGACTAGCCCAATCGGGCGGACATAGACGTTTGCTAAATAATTAAGATAGCCATCAAATTTAAGCTGAAGATTAGCGCTAGTCCCGTTTGGACTATATGCTGGCATAGTGGCTAAAAACCCTCCCATAACCGCCACCCCATCTCGTAACACGCGACAATCTAGCGCAAGCGGCTTTAATATCGATGATATATCTGTTCCACGCTCTCTCAACCATCCGTCGAACAACACATCATTTATGGTGAAGTCAATTTCATCGACCCCGACTTTAGCCCTCCGCCTCACCCACGTCAGATTCTGCGCTAGCTCCCTTACATCGCCTATAAGAGTGCCATCTAGTCGAAGTTCTACCTTATAATCGGGGATTTTTAACATTAGCCAACCACCTCCGACCATTCGATAACCGCGTCCGGGGCGTCAGAGTTACTAGTGCTATAAGATATACGGTTTTGACCAGGGGAAAGGTATAACCAGTCGCCTGATAAATTAGAAATGACGCTCGTACCGTTTAGCTTGGCGGTCTGTGTGTTACTGTCAATTTTCAGCTCTTGCCCCTCCGGTATGTTCCCGGAATAGTGCACAGATGTATTTGTACTGATGTTCTCGATGGTGGGGCTGTTTGCTGGTCCGGTAATAGTCACCATAGGGTAAGCATTGTCGATTCCGTCTACCGATAACTCCGAGACCCCACCCCCTCCGTTGCCTTCCCAAACCGCGCCACCGCTAGAATCCACAGTCGCAGTTTCTACCTCTACCGCTAAATCTCCGTCTACTGTGACCTGTGTGCCTTCTTCTAGTACCTGTGAGAATAAGGTCTCAAGCTGCGCCGTCAAATTAGTGTCAGCTATTTCCGTCAACTCGGGGGATTCAAGCACATAATACGCAAATACCTGGTTCTCGTCTAGCCAGTTCTTGAAATCAGAAAGCGCCAGCAGGTCGCTGTCAATCGTTTTTACTACTATGCGATGATTCGAGACTACGCATATTCGGTTGGCGTCTACGTTGGCGTTAATCACGTCATTAGCCCGACTGCCGATGAAATAATTACTATACACCAGCTTCGTATTTGGCGCCGCTGATTCTAACACCACATCGCTAATCCCTGCGACATAGCGCGTTGCCCCAGTAATTTGGTTATTTATAGTCCAGCCTTGACTGCTAGTTAGCCGTATCTTCTTGATAATCTTCCGGACATACCATTTACTGCCGTCTTTATATATTCTGTCTTGATAGCCCGAAATGTCACCAAGTTCAATATCGTCTAGATTAACATTAAAATCGACACCGCCAATAGTGAGTGTTTGTAGCCCAGTAGAGATTTTGACAACTTGAGACGAATCAGGAGAAGGCGTTCCAGTTTGTTGTATATCTCCTAGTAACTCCTCTATGCGCTCTTTTGTACCGCTTGATTCCCAAACCACGCCATTTTCGTCCCAGACCAAGCCACCGCTTGCGGCGCCAATCATCGGTACTGAAGCCGAATTCCCGTAGATTTCTTCTCCTGCCGAGTTCTCCGAATAAGCATAGTAATTGACGTCCTCAAAATTCAGCGACACATGGTATTTCGGCGATATTTGATAAAGTTCCTCGACCGATGGCGCATCGATAATGAACCCTTTTTGGCGTTTTACTGCAGCCCCATCTGGCAAAACGTAAATAACTGTATAAAAGTGGTTTTTCCTGAAAAATGAGATAAACTGGCGCCGGTATTCCTCCGTCTTACTCCCTCCTACCGTACTATCGGCGATATAACCGTCGAAAGGTTGAGCCACTCCCCTTCGCACCTGCCCTGCCAGTAACACACCGTCATTACCTTGCACCTCGACCGTATCGTTTACGTATGTATTAGCTATGAAATGCTGTTGTTTATCCTGGAACTCAAACGCACCATCCCCGAGCAATATTCTCTCGCCGTCATCTCGTACAACCAAAGCCAATATCCAACATTTTGGGGTTATTCCCGATAACATTATACAGCCCTCCTTATCGCCGTCATCATGCGCCGCCCTATCTCGTCGGCGTCTAGGTTATTATTTATCTCGTTTGTCATATAAACATTTATAGTTCGCCCAGCCGTCAGGCTTTGTTGCTCGAACTCATCTGCCAAAGCGCTAGCCACTAGCCCCGACCAGTTGTCCGTGTTCCTGTCGAGCGGGAGAACCGCCTCGCGCCCCGCCTCCCCGATTATTGCTGTCGTTCCGGACATCGCTATGCCACCTTGAGCCAGCCGCGGGAGATGTAGCTCGCCCAATTTACCTAAATCTATACCTGGAACGTTGTTAATTGTGTCGATAAGTCCGTTAATCGCGCGAATAGGCGTGTTTATGAAGTTTTCCAAGAACGACAACACCCCGTTTACCGCGTTTTTGAATACTCCGCCAACCGCTTCCCCAAAATGACCGGCAAACTCTGTAAACAACGTCTTTACTCTATCCCATAATTTCCCGAACAGATTGCCAAACGCCTCGAATAGATGCCCTAAAATCCTCGGCACCGCTTGCACTAACCCCATGAATAATCGAACAGCCGCATTTATAATCATCATTATGTTCGCTGGGTCGGTGAGGAATGCAACTATATTGTCGATAATATCTGGTAACGCGTCTACTATGGCGATTATAATATCTGGTATCGCCATGATTAACGTCGTAAGCAAATCAAACCAAGTCTTCAACATGAATTGCATATGCTCGGGCGACGTGAGGGCTTTCAGCGCATCAAGTATGCCTACTATAAGAGAGTTAATTATAGAGGGGAGCATAGGCACTAGCTGTTGTACTAGGCTCCACGCCATAGTGCTTAGTTGCTTTAACAATGTAGGAATAGCCGACGATAACCATTTAGCAAACTCAGGCAGATAGCTAATAATCGCCGAGAATAGGGAATTGAGCATCTCAGGAAGCGCCGTAACGACTGCCTGGACAATCCGTCCGACTGCTGGAACTAATTTTTTGGCTAGCCCATCAAATCTCTTAACTAACTTGTCAATCGGCGCTGCCATATCTTCACCATTGAGGGCTGCGGTCATCACCTTTGTAATTTGGTTTTGCAAGTTCTCAATCTCGGTTGCCAGCCCCTCAGTCCCTGCGATGGCTTGCGAATTAAACGATTCGAAGCCTTCTCCTCCTTCCGCGTCTAGCCGCACCATCGCGGCGTTCATATCATCAAAAGAAACCGTACCCTCCTTTAGTGCCTCATAAAGGTCTTTTTGGTTGGCTGAAGCCCCAAGAATAGACTTCGAGAGCTGGTCCATCTGTCCCGGCGCTGCGGTGACTAAACTATTCCAAGCCTGCTGGTCAACCTTACCAGCCGCTAGCATTTGATTATATTGCATAAAAGCGTTAGAAGCCGCCTGCGTACCTTGCCCGCCAGCCAACATCATATCATTAAACGCTAAGCCTACCGAAGTAGCATTAACGGTCCCTTTATTCAGATTCCCCATAGTAGCCGCTAGACTTTGCACATTGCTGGTCATATCATTCAGCGATGTCGGCAGACCATCGAGATGGTCGCTCATCGCTCCGACCGAAGCGCTCGCATCTTCCGCCGCGTAGCCGAGCGATTGCATCACCTTTGGGAAATTGTTCATTGTGTCCATACGGTTAATCGCCGAATCAAAAGAACTAGTAACCGCAGAGGTAACCTTCGAGAAAATACTTGAAGCTATGCCAGCCACCGCGCCCATCGCTAGCCCCATCTTTTTAGAAAACTTCGTTCCACTTGTCTCTCCAGCTCCTCCGGCTATATTCTCGGCTTTCTTGGAGATGTCCTTCATATCGACATACATCCCTTTGCCGTCAAAATGCAGCCCTACGGTCATATCTGCGATTTTAGTCCCGCTTGCCATCGTTTAGAGTTCTCCTTTCGCCGCTTGTTCTTCTTTTCTAAAAATATCTTGTGCTAATTTCATACCCTTTGGCTTTGGTTGCCCTTTTTCTCTTTTTATGCAAGAGCTTACCGCCGTGATGACTATTGCTTCGAACCCGAGGAGTTTACTTTTTTCCCTAGCTCTCTCCGCCGCCAACATTTTATTCACTCTGCTAGTAGGAATCGCTCCCTTTGCCCATTGCTGGTAGAAATCATAGCCGAAACGGGCGGTCATTTCCGCCACGAACGCATCTATTTCGTTATACCTCCGTTTGGGCTTGCTTTTTGTCGCCCTGGCAATCTTTATCTCGCGTTTTTCATCATCATCCAGAAAATCAGACGCCTGAAATACCCCTCCGCTCCTCAGCTTAGAAGATTCCTTGACCTTCTCTAGGGTAAGTTCAGGCGCCGTCATTATTAGCTCTCCGATTCGTCGACGTCGGCGTAAATACCGGTCGTAACGTTAAGCCTCTGCTTTGTCGTAAGGCTATAATCGCCAAGACGTGCGTCATACTGCGGGTAGCCGTCGGTAGAATGTAGCGAAGTGTTGAAGATTTGCGGGTTAAGCGCGACCGGAACACTCGCTGTCTCCGAAGTGCCGATTTCGATGTCATCCGTGAAGCATGGGTAGCAACGCGTGAATTCTACATCGGTAGAAGAGCCGTCGTCACATACACCAGAAGCAATTACGTCGATGTAAGGCTGGTCCACGCAAGTATTATCTGGACCACCGAACAGGACGTGTCCATTCCCAGCACCAGCGCCAGCGTAGGTCGCTTTCTCCCAGCGCCCTAAAACTTTTCCGACAGTTTCGAACGTGTCTGCGAGGAGATTAAGGCTCGCCGAAAAATTGTCGTAAGAGCCAGCAATCGGGCTAGAAGTCGTCCCTTTCTGCGAAGCACGTTCGCGCATACGAGGCGCGACGTTGAAAGTAATTGAGGAATCCTGCCCAATCTGGTCTTCGTCAAAATTAACGACGGTCCAGTCGTCCGTGGCTTTTACCTTATAGCGGAAGGTCAGCCTGCGGAGCTGTGAGATATTTTGAATCATATCTATTCCTTTCTTTTATTGTTGTCATCGTAAACGAGCAATGCGCTCGCAATCTTTACAATCGTCCCATTTTCTGTCGCTCCACCGTTTTCTGGCGTAGCCGTCTGTCGAATTCGAACATTTCGATAGCTATAAGTAGTGCCGCCGACGCTGCCGCTGAGCTGGCAGACACATCGGTTATTAAGCAGCCATTCTAGAATAGCTTGATGTGTCGCCTCGGTCTTCACCTTGTTCGCAAAGCCGACGTAGAAATCTACTGTGCTCCGGAGGTTAAGCCCATTGTGCGAACCGGTCAAGTCACCCT